CCAATCTTGCCCATTGAGCGCCAATGCTCGTTTGACCATGTATGGCCACCATCATCAGACCAACGTAGCATGACAGCAGGGTCGCTACCTTGGCCGTCATTTAACCCTACACCGGTTTCGCAATCGAGTTGCAAACTGTGCTGTGCGGTACGCTTTAAGTTGTTTTGCCCTGTAGGTAGCGCTCTCCATGAGCGTAGCCATTTCTGCGGCTCATTATTATCAGCGTAAACATTTAGGTTGTACTTGTAAATAGCGCCTGTTTCGTAGTCGCCAATAACCGTATTGCCTTGAAAGTTGCATTGGTTATTGCCACGATGACGGGTAAGCACACCGTTGTCAAACCCTGCACGTTCGTGCCATGCTTGCGTTGCTACGTCATACACCCAAGTGATATTGGCGGTAGGAAAGTTCAGCACGTAAAACGCATGGCCGTCTTGCTGGTAGGTGTAAGCTACCGCATCGCTCATGTTTAAATTCTTTTGAATTGAATACTCAACCGCGTGGGTGCTAACACGTTGACCTGTATAGCCGTTAGCACGGTAGACAATGCCACGACCTCTAGCGTCTTGCCCAAGCCAAAACAAACCATTGTCTAGTTTGGCGGGGGTAAACGCCGCCGCACAACCGATCTCGTTAAACGCGCCTTGTATGCGTTGCAAAGGGAAATCAGCGCCCCCTTGGTTATACCAAACTTCAACCGTGTCCGTGCCGTACACCCACAGCTCTCTATGATCAGCGATAAGCGCTACTACACCGTCAGGCGAGCCTTCAGCACTTGCAAAGTCTAGCGGGTCTACCGATGTGCCGTCTAAGAGTTGCGTTACCCAAATGATTTGGCTATTAGGTTGGTTAAACACAAAATAGCCGTCTAGGTAACAAACTGTCACCGCGCCCGCAAAGTCAGGGTCGGTAATCTTGGCAAATACATTAGTCGTTTCGTTGTAAATGTAACCGTCAGGGTTACAAGCAAAAAACAATTGTGTACCGTTATCCGCGATAGATACAGGGCCTGTACCTGTTACCGTACCTAGCAAAATAGGGGTGCTATTTAGTCCTGTAAGTTTATAGACCTCATTACCGCTTACAACGTAAAAGTCTTCGCCGTTTACTTGATGCGCCCACAATGCACGAATAGGCCCAGTGCCTACGGTTTGTAGAAATTCTAGCCCTGGTGCGCGTTGCAAGAACGCAGGCTCTTTACCGCCTTCGGGGATAATTTCTGGGAACAAATTGATAAGCCTGTTATCCGCGGCATTGACGCTACGAACTATGCTTGCCGAACCCAATATCGGCGTCTTCATTAAAAGCTGCCTGAGTAAATATTGTATCGGTGGCGTCTAGCGATAAGTGGGTAAGGTATAGCCATTACATCATCTGGGTTGTTGATGCGCTTTAAATCACGCTTAGAAGTCATGGCGATGCGTTGCACCTGTGGGCTTGGCTCAACGCCAAACTCAGGCGCTAACTCGCAAGCCAAGTTGTAGCGAAACGCTCGCAGATAGCCAGGAGGGAAAGACAAGTCTGTAGCAAGCGTAGCTGCTGCGCTTAACGTTTGAACCGAAACAATATGCCACTCAAGCGCTTTAAAAGGCACGGGGTAAATTGTCATTTCAATGTTTGGGTAAGTCTCGTTAACCCACATAACTTGTGGGTAAGTACTCGTCACCGTTTTAAGCGCAATAGCGTTGTATTGTTGTTGGTTAATTAACTTAATGCCAAACGACAACCCGCTTGTTGAGTCTTTAAAGTAAGTTGAATCATCAACTTTAATTGGGCGTTCGCCTACAAAATCACCTGTTGGCCCAAGCGTTCTTGTTGCAGCGCTTGTGGGCCATATAAACACTTGATCTTGGGTAGCAAACACCGCTAACCGTTCAGTTGACCAACTATCAATCATCTGGTTCATGGCGTTTAAGGCGTCTTGCGCGGTGTCTGCTGAGGGCACTTCGCCTTCGGCTAATTGACCGATAAGCCGTAGCGAACCGTTAATAATATCACCAGCAGTAGCCATAGCTTATTCCTCTTGCGTGTCTGCGTTTTTGCGTCTACGCCCGCGCTGTGCAGGCAATTGGTTAATTATAAGCGTATCTGTGGCTTGTGGCGCGCTAGGAGCGTCATCAGCAGGTTTAATTGTTGCGCTAGGGTCAAAGACCGACCAACCGTTTTTAATGTCTTGTTGGGCTTCTTGGTCTGAAATGGCTACTTTTGCGCCGTGCTTAGGGTGTTGCAGATAAATTTGCATAGGAAACCTTGTTAGGCTAGGGGGCAGTAAGCCCCCTAGTTTACTTTACACTACAACAGCAAATTGCCATAATAATTTTATTAAAAAAACTTAAAAAAGCCCCCGCCGAAGCGGGAGCAATTAGGTTTAACCCCATAAACGAACGGCCATTTGTGGGCGAATCACTGAAAAACCATAGAGTACATCAATTCGACAAGGCATGCGGTCATTATTAATGTCATATTGACGAACAATACGCATTGAAATGCCGTTATGCACTTGACGTGATGCCATGTCTACACCTTGAGGCATAAGCAAGTCAGCGGTTGCAAAAGTGATTGCATCTTTATGGTAGACCAAGTTTTGTGGGTATTGTGTGCTTGCAGCACCAACGAACACAACAGCTTTGCCGTTACCAGGCAAGACGTTAACCGTAGCCAATGGGTTAGCAGCCGAATAGACTGGAGCAACAGTAACAGTCACAGCAGTGCTAACAGCGGTTACGTTAGCAACAGCAACAAACTGAGCCAATGAACCTGTAGATTCACGAGTCTGCGGGTTAACAGCAAAGCAATCAGCGATTGTGAAAACGTCGCCCGCTTTGATTGTTACACCTGAAGCCACGGTCAGCGCAATTGATGTAGCGCCTTCAGCGACCACAGCAGCCGAAGTTGTGTTGCCTGTTGCACCACGAGTACCAGTCGTAAATTGCTTGATTGATTGGCTCATGTTGATTTCTTCATAGCCTAATACACCTGTACCCATCATGCCATTTTTGAATTGGCGTGAAACGGTGTCAGTAGGATTGAACAAACCTTTTAAGCCTTCAACCAAACCTGCGTTGGCTGCGGGGCTAACAGTTGCGTAACGTGGTGACATAACAGCCGCGTTTTCGTTTAGCTTTTGTTGAGCTTGCAACAAGACTAAAGAAGTTGAAGGTGTTGAGCCTGGCGTACCAACTGTGTTACCAATGCTTAAGTAAGAATCGGCAACGTTTGCGTCAATTGAAGCAGCCAATTGGCTGATACGGGGTTTAAGCACGCGTTCTGCAAAGTCATCCATTTGCATTGTCAATTCGGCTGAACTGAAGTTTACGCCGATATGCTTTTGCGAAGAAACGCTTAGAGTTGTAAATTGCTCATTGTCATCTTGAACCGCAAGGGCTGCACCGTCGGTTACTAAAGTACGGTCAGGTAAACGGATACGCAATGTGGCGCCAATTTTAGCGCCTTGTACTGCAAATGAATTGTCATATTGACGATTAACGTTACGGGTAAGTACAAGATTGTTCTCGAGAATTTCGAGCGATTTCCTTGTAATCATATCAATTGTGAGGATTGAATTGCCAGCCATGTTGATTCCTTAAAATTTATGTTAGAATGAAGATTCCTTAACCACCCTAAAGGGTACAACATGACTAGCATCCAAGTAGACGGAATCGAATATCGATTTTACGACCACCTTTACGCTGTGTCGCGCTGCGGAAAAGTTCTCAGAAAACTTCTTGTTCACACACCCACCAAGCATAACCAAGGTTATTTGACGCTTGGTAGTCGTCGGCTTATGCACCGCGTTGTGGCTAAATGTTGGCTTGAGTCGTTTGACCCAAATAAGCACGTTCACCATATTAACGGTATTAAGTCGGACAACAGAGCCGAAAATCTTGAATGCCTGACAGCCAAAGAACATTTTGGCTCCCGCCATGCTGGCGAAATGGGCCACCACATTTGCTCTCCTGAAGCCCGTGAAAAGATTAGGCAAGCGCGGCTTGGGAAAGTTACTTCCGAAGAAACGAAGGCTAAACAGCGAGCTGCATTGCTTGGGCGCAAAAGACCGTACTTTAACCGAGCGGGGCATAGTGAGGCTTCCAAGGCTAAAAAAAGCCTTGAACACCACCGCAATACTAGGTGCGTGGTTTTCGG